CTACACCGGCCTATCATCAGCGTCTGTGCTGTTTATGAAGAAAGTCACCCTGCCCATTACTTCTACCTCTTCCGCTGCGTCGCCTTCTATCGCCTCGCCGTCCTCTGTGATTAATGCTTTTCCCAGAAACCGTGCAAATTGAGTCTGACCGCCACTAAGGATCAGCAGAACCTGCCCCTGCACAAGTCGGGTGACCGGCTCGATCACCGCAAACCCGGATGACGTTTCCAGGATGCGTTTATCAATGCCTATGCCGCAAATCCTTTCTGGAGTGAGCCTGGTCTCTATATAGTCGCTGGCAGGTGAAGGGAATCCCATTACAGAACCCTCCCCATATTGCGCAGCATCCATAGGCGGTTCTGGCTACCGTCCGGCGTCTTGTCTACGAAGCAAGTCTGGTACTGCTCGATCCATTCATTCGCATCAGCCTGGGTGAAATGCCAGTTCCTGGCGCGCAGCTCACGTATGAAGTCTTCTGTATGAAGGCATTGATACCCTTTCGGGTTTAGCTGTATCGCCGCGGTAAAAGCCGCGTTAATGTCTGATTTGCGGGGCATGATGACCTCTCATTTATTATTACTGTGTATTTATACAGTAGTTTTAAAGAGAGTCCAGGGCAAGGAGGCTGTGCCTATTGATAATTACTGCTGAATATTCTGCTGGGCTTCGTGCTCTGCGGCTTCCAGCGCTTCTTTAGCGGCCTGTCTGCGCTGATTCCAGATGCTGTCCACCGGCATCTCCACACGGACAGAGACGAACTGATCGACCGGGATATCAACCGGGTCGCCTTCGGAAATCCCGGAGATCTCATTTCTGGCGAACGCCGGAGCATCAGGATGGGTACGGTGAAAGGTTTTTACCAGCACTGAGCCGTCCGGGTTAACTTTATAATCCAGCCAGATAAGCGGCTGACGGTTACGGTCTTTGGGTATATCGAACCCGCCATCAACCCCACCCCAGGCCGCATCTGAATTGAGCCCTATGCAGCCGCTTATCAGATACTCCCCGACGCCCAGTCGCTCAACTGCGCACCCCTCAGATTCTTCGTTGCAGACTGCGCGGCCGTCATGAAACAGGCGGATGACTGGCGAGGCCGCTTTTAAGGTTCCGTCGGCAGCCTGGGTCGTATTCCCTGAGTGATAGAAATTAACCCTCCACTCTTCAGACGCACCAAAGCATGCAACCCCTACAACCTTCCTGTCTCGGTTGAAGTAATTGATCATCCTGATTACTGAGAGGCCGCCTGTTGCAGCGGATGAAGCCCTGAGAACGTGCTTGAGTTCCACGCCTGAGCCACCATACCCGGTGTTCCCGTCATAATATGCGTAATGAGCGCCCTTCTCCTGAACTGACGTCGGGACAGTAACGACGGGATCACCTATTCCCAGCGTATCGCCCACCGTTATAACCTGCCCCTTCGCTGCGCCAACATCCTTTTTGGCGGCCGTGCCCAGATCCGAAATCTCCGCAGCGGTCAGAGTAATGCTGTCTTTTCTGTTTGCCATGATTTAAATCCTTACGCCCAGACGCGAGCCGGTGTTTTCGGTTTAACCACAAAGTCGTTCAGCCCGGATAAATCGAGCGAGTCATTCATGACCCGCAAATTGACGTGATAGCCGGGTTCGGTGGTGTACTTGATAACTTCGTTTTCTTCACCAGGATTGATAACTTCAGCAGGGACAGTGATAACGCCGACGATATCCAGGCTGATATTCGGGTGATAAAAGCTGCCCTGCCCCTCATCATCCACAAACCCCGCCGCGATTAACTGCGCGCACATTTCTTCGGCGTCATTAAAACGCAGATATAAGTCTCTCATTAGCGGAGTCCTTTAATTTGATTAGGAGTTAATGCGCGGTGCCATATGCGCAAATTGCGAATGTGGCCGTTAAGCACTCTTTGCCCATATGCTGTTGAACCTGCGCCCCAGCCAATAAGTATTTTATCCGGGACTGTAGGGGCGGGATTTCCGGGTGTAGGTCTCGCCGCTGTGGCTATCTCAGTAATCTCACCGTCAAGGCTTAATTTATTTTTTATAAGGTCTGTAGAAAAAACAACGTTATGAATTAAATCATCATCCATGCGCTTAACGCTTTGATTAAAATTCGCTGCCCCGTACATGCTTCTTAATTTACCTAATGCCGCTGATGACGGGTCAATATAGGTCATTACATATTCACCGCTTGAAGGGTAGAAACTTAGAATTCCTCTACGGGCAGCAGTGGATGTATCAGCAACCATCGGCCCTTTTATGTGGACCTCTGCGCTGTAAGTTAATGGGCCAAAGTAGTTTTCATTGCCTGAGCGCTGGATGGTAGGAATGTCTGCTGCTCGGGTGGCCGGGGAAGCCCCTGATATAATAAACGAGCTTGCATTCGGACCTAATTCCACTTGGGGCATTTGTAGTGCGCAGGTTTCGCCAGTTGCAACATTATTATTTACGTTACTTAAATCATAAATCAAAAACTGTGCAAAAAACTCCGCTCCTTCAACATCAGCTACATAAGTGGTTTTAATAGTTATATAGCCATCAGAACCAAGAACGGCAGAGCTAATAACTTTATCTACAGCACCGATTAACTCCCCTTGAGGGTTGTAATAACAGCCTCCTATGTAGCTCGTGCCATTCCCCACTCGTACTCGGAAGCGAAGATTTGCGGACAATTTAACACGGCACGATATAGAAAGGGTTTCACCAATAGCCAGGGCAATAACGCTGGACCTGGAGTCCAGAAGATTCATGTTAGTTTTGCCAGTAGTGGTGGTGTACTGTCCTGTCGGCGCTTTTGTATTGCCGTCAATAGCGCTAACAAGCGTTAGTGTTGAATCAACATTACTAACGCTTTTCCATTGCGAAGGATCGTTTGAATACCTGAAATAGTTAGTGCGCTGTCCCTCAATCAATAACCCCTCTTTTTCAAAGCGCGGCTCATCAATTTTAGCGGTCTGCAACACACCGGATTTGTCGATATACGTCGCTTCGGTTGGCCGGATGATGGTCGCTGATTTTGTTGTTAACTCCAGCACCTGCCCGGAAATCGTCAGCCGGTCATAAGGCGCGGAACCCGCCAGCAGGCGCAGGTCATCATTCAGCGGCAACCAGACGTCAGGGAACGGAGCCTCCTCGTAAGGTACAGACGTCAGCAGCTGCGCCGCGGCCAGTGATGCTGCGGCACTGCTGGCGCTATTAGCAGCATTGGTTTCCGACGTTTTGGCATTCGTCTCAGACGTTTTTGCGTTCGTCTCTGAGGTTTTGGCATTCGTTTCGCTGGTCTTGGCTGCTGAAGCGCTGCTTGCCGCAGCAGTCTTAGACGAGTTCGCGTTCGTCTCTGAGGTTTTTGCGTTTTTCTCTGATGCTGCCGCTGCAGCGGCGCTGGCTCCTGCCGCACCCGCCTGGGCGATCAGCTTCGTCCAGCTGGGACCCGTCTTTTTCGAGCCGTCTGCCAGGGTTACGGTGACGTCACCGGTGCCCGATAAAATCAGGTCCTGGTTAATGATACTGCCTTGCGCGAGGCGAAACCCTTCCGTAACGGCTTTCGCTAAATCGTCATCAAGTGTGGCCATTCGTGATGTCCTTAAAATGAAAAACCCAGCCGGAGCTGGGTTGGAGGTTCTGAGGTTGTGGAGATTAGGAGAAGGAGCCGGTACCGCGAGTCACGGTCATTGTTGCAGCAGTGATTCTCATTGTAGCGTTGCCAGAGCTGAGAACGATACTGGCTTCGATGCGCTGCCCGCCCAGACCAGTAACCGCATGTTTTGCGGAGAACCATACCCCACCTACAGGAACGTCATAAGTGAACGTTCGAACGTTGCCTGCAATAGTCACCTGAACAGTGGCCACAACTGCGCCTACGAGTCCTCTCACATATATTAGAGAATCCACAATCGCGTTTTTACTTAAAACGCTATTACTGGAGTCCATATAGACCATTGGTATGCTTGTTGAAACAGCGCTATCTGATCGAGCACTGGCATCCGGGTACACCCCTGTGTTAGCAACGTCACCAACAAAGGATGTCGCTTCCACAGAACCTTTAAAACTCCCACTGGTCGCCTCAACTCTGCCTTTAAAAATCCCGTCAGTGGCATAGATCGTCCCGCGAACCGTCACGCCGTTAAACGTGGCATACCCGGATTTATTGATATGCCAGCCGACATTACCGGTCCCGTCCCAGTTGCTGGACTGGATATAATTGCCAATCTTGCCGTTGTCGATGGAACCGTCCTGGATGAACACCGAACGCATGAACATCTGGCCACCAGTCGAAGCAAACACCAGCTCCTGCCCGTTCGTCGTCGGGTTATACACCGCGAACGTATCGGCAGAAATCAGGAAGTTTGAGGCCCCTGAGCCGTCAATGCCCAGCTGGATACCCGCGATGCGTTTAACACCGTTCGCCTCCACCTGGACTTTAACGCCCCATTGCGCGTTCAGCTTACCGCTGATATCAGCAACAGCCTGGCTGGTCGTCTGGACACTGGCATTGGTATCGCCGATTGCAGCCGTCACCTGCTCAATGCTGGTCGCGGTAGCACTCTCCAGATCCGTAACGGCTTTATCAATGCGGGTGATGGCGGCGGCGTTGGTCTGGCCGTTTTGCTCAACCGTGGCCTTAAGCGTGGTGACCTGTTCAGCTACAGCGCTGGTTGCATCCGCGGCGGTCTTCCTGGCCTCGGTAATCTCAGCCATCGTTTTGGTTTCGCCAACGGCAAACGTGACGCGCTGATCCGAAAATGCAAAGAAGTTGGCAATGGCATTGCTGACGCTACCGACAATACCGGCATCGCGGCTGGCCGTGTTACCGTCCACATCCACTTTCAGGCTGTCGATACGACGCCCCAGCGCGGAGTCACCATCCGTACGGGCCGTGGTTTCCGTGCTGATGTCCGCCGTGTTCTGGTCGGTGGTAGCCTTGACCGCAGCCAGTGCGGTAGTCTGAGCCTTGTTGTTATCAGTGACGGCTTTATCGATGCGCGTGATATCGCCGGTATTTTTCCCGACGGTGGTCTGCAGGCCTGACAGCGTGGTGGCCTGCGCCTCCTGCTCAGTCGTCAGCGTTGCCAGTTCCTGCGTCACGCTGGCTTTGTTGGCATTAACGGTCGCTTCCAGCGCCGTCCGGGCTGTCACCTCCGCTTCCTGCGCCGTGATGCGCGCCTGGCGTTCGGTGTAGAGCAAGCCCGAGGCCAGCTTCGACGGGTCATCACCGGTGTAGCCGCCCCGGATCTGAGTCGCCAGCGTTTCTCGCGCTGTGGCTTCCGCCTGGTCGCCAGCAACCCGGGCTGTCGTTTCCTGCTGCAGCGCCGCCATACCCGCGCCGGGAGTAGGCCGTCCGAGCGCCACCCAGTCAATCAGGTAGTAGTTCGTCGCATCCTGCTTAGTGGAAAGATCCAGCCTGAACTGATTCATCGTGGCTTCAGTCAGCCAGGGGATATTGTCGAACTCCAGCGTGGCGATCCCGTTCGCGTCATAAGCAGGCTCGGCGACGGTGACCATATTGGTGTCGTTGAAGCCACCGGTACCCCGCCACCGCAGCTGCCCAGCCCAGCCCGGTGCCCCGAACTTCCTGATACGCAATTTAACGAAGCGATAGGACGAAGAGTTAACACCCAGTGAACCGGGAGACTGCACCCACGGATCGGTGGCATGGTTCGCCGGGCGTATCCAGCCGTCAACGATGGTCGGCGTCCCGTTCCCGGTCCAGCCCTCCACTGTCGAATCGAAGTACCAGATTTTTGCCGGGTCGAACTGCGAACCGGTGCCAGCAGAAATCTGCCCAATCTGCTGCGCCAGTGACTCGGTGGTGGTCTGGATCGTCTGATTGACGTTACTGATATCCGCGACGCGCTCGTTCTTCTCGGTCAGCAGCGCCTGGCCGCGTGCCGCAGCCTCGTCGGTGATTGCTTTCTTACGGTCCGTGACTTCCTGCGCGAGACCCGCTTTGGTTGCCGCCGACTCTGTCGTGACTTTGCTGATGTCGTCGCGCGCTGACTGAATATCGTCGCTGAGATCGGCGATATCCGAGGTAAGTTCCTTATACGCATCGGTCTGTTTGATCTGGTTGTCGATGTCCACCAGGTAATCAGCTGCAACCGAGCTGCTACTGCCCTGAATGAAGTCAGTCCATGCCGACTTATTGCCGGTGCGATCGACAAGCCGCGCACGGTACCAGAATCCCACTCCGGCCTTCAGGCCCATTTGCTGATACACATGCTGCGGATAGGGTACCCCGGCCAGCAGAAGCGGATTTGTGCCGGTCGATGCAGTGGAATACTGGATCTCCGTCTGTAAGGTATCGCCGGTACCAGCCGGGAAATCCCAGTCCAGCTGTACGCCCCAGAGCAACGGCGTGGTACGGAAATTGGCGGGCTTTGGCACATCACCGGCCCGGCCCTTGAGATGCGTCAGCACTGAGGTGGCCCACAGGCTGGATGCGCCGCCAGCGTTAATCGCCCTGACACGCACCAGGTAATCACCTTCGTAGATCCCCGGCACTTCGATATTGCGCAGCCCGGTTTGCGGTACGTTAACCCACTCCCTATCACCCCGGCGCCACTGTGCCTGGTAGGCGATCACGTCTGCCTGAGGTTTCCCGGCTTTATCCAACGGAGCATCCCAGGAGGCCGTCAGTGTGGCAATGCGCTGCCCCTGTCTCACTGAGTCGTAGCTCGATACCACGACGTTTCCGGGCTGAGAGACAACACCAGTAGGGATCAGGCTGACAGGCGGGATATCCAGGCGCGCATTGTTATCGACCGCATCATATTTCGAGGCGTTGTATTCCGCACCCGTAATGGTGTAGGTGTTCTCCTCGTCGTTGAATGTCAGGTTCATCACACGGAAATACTGCAGGCGCAGCTGTCCGGCATCGATAACGAAAACGGCATCTGGCGCTGGCGCAGAGGAAAACCCCGTGGCCACGATTAACTGCGTGCCGTTGACCGCCTGAATGACCCGGTTTTCCACAATGCCGCCCTGTGTGCGGATCATCAGGGTGTCGCCCGGGACGGCGCTGGTCCCGCGATCGGTTGTAACGGCTTTAAGCCCGGCGTTGTAGCTCACAACGCGCCCACCATACACTCGCCCGGAAAAGCGTTCATCCGCAAAAGCGAACACGGTGCCGGGAACATAGGCAAAGCCATCCAGCCCGGTTTGCAGCGTGATCAGGCGGTCGAGATAGTTGGAGTACACCGCCCAGCCGCCGCGGCGCTGCGCCTCACTCTCACGCGTACAGCCAATGGCAGTCAGCTGCGTCTGCTTGAATTTGAACTGCTTAACCAGGTCAGGAAACATCACCGCAGTGGTGCGATCCTGGTAGTGGTTATCCGGGTCGCTGAAGTTAATTAGCGCTGAACTGTAGCGGTTCTTCTCGCTGCCGCTGGAATAGTTCGGCTTTCCGACGACCGAGGCGCGAGTGAGGATCTGCAACTTCGTCGTGTCCGCTGGCATGTCCGAGACAACATTGAACATGTTGTTGCCCCAGAACGTCATACCGTTGAAGCCAGCCGCGATATCCTTGATTACCTGCCAGGCATCGGCCTGCGACTGGATGTAGACATCAAACAGGAAGCGCGGCTCGGTACCGGTGCCGCCCTTACCATCGGGCACCTTCTGGTCACAGCGCTGGGCTATGCGGTACAACTCCCACTTATCCAGCATGGCTGCCGTTACGCGGCGACCCAGGCCAAAGCGCGGCTCAGTGAGTACATCGAACCAGATCCACGCCGGGTTATTCGACCAGCCCCATTTGAATGTCCCATCCCAGGTGCCGTTATAAACCCGACTAACCGGATCATAGTTCTGCGGGATGCGGATAATACGCCCTTTCGGCTTGCAGGATATCTTCGGGATGTTGTTGAAGGATTTTGCGTTGAACGACACATACAGCAGCGCGGTATGCGGATAGCGCAGGCGCGCGTCGATCACCTCCGTGATTGCCTGCACCTGTGTCTTGTTCTGTAGCATCTGGCTGGTGCTGTCTGCGGTATCGCGAACCACGCGGATCTGCCAACCGGTGTTAGCCTTGGGCAGATTGATGCGGTGGGTCAGCTCGTACAGAGAACTGAGCTTTTCCGTTACGGTTTTGGTGAGCACAGTGCTGTATGCACCGCCATCTACAGCCACATCGATGTGATAGGTGACGGAAGTGCCGACGATATCGCCATCATTCTCCTGCTGCTGCAGACCGGTAATGCCGATACGCACCAGCACTGCGTCAATCTGGGTATTACTGATGGCCCGGGTCCAGGGAGTGACCTTCGTCAGCGACACGCCAATGCTGGTCTCGTTCTCCACGGCTGGGAACCCGGGGATCGGCGACTGCGTCTGCGTGCCCGGACGAAAGTCCCAGGAGACATTCTCGAAGTTCATCGAGCCGTCGGCGTTGCCCAGCGGCGTGCCGTCAAGGAAGATCCGGGTAGCATCCAGTCCACCAGCAAACTCGCCTTCACCGAGCGCCAACAGCATACGGCAGCGCGCCATCGACTGCGCGGAATCGGGTTGTTCAACAGGCGTGTGCTGTTTCTGGCTTCCGCCCTTTGCACCAGTAATCGTTGCCATATTGCATCCATAAAAAAAGCACCCGATTGGGTGCTAATTGAAGAGTAAGAAATTCTCAGATGTCCTCGGCCACGATCCCCGCACTGATTATGGCGCCGCCAATTTCGCGCTCGCCATACAGCAGCGCGACCGGGTTGCCCATCGCCAGGGTGTTCACTGCGCCGCCGAAGGCATAGCTGGGCTTATTGTCGGGGTCATCACGCCCCTGAAGACCTTTGGGCTGCGGCGAGAGCATCTGGTAGATACCGCCCGCAGCCATGCCGATACCAGCAGAAATCATTGCGCCACCGACCGGACTGGCCCAGCCAGCAGAGAGGCCAGACACCACGATGCCCGCCACCACCATCACTGCGCCAAGGATCGTCTGGAATAAACCTGCCTTTTTCGCCCCTTCCAGCACAGGCGCGATGCGGATATCGCTGTCCCCACCCAGCTCTTTGAAATCCTGCGCGCCGATGTTTCGCTTACCGCGAAACACCGCGAAGGTCATGCCGTTTTTTTT